AATTTAAACTCACGCAGAATAATGGTACAGCATACTTACCTGATCCTGAAGGTCATATGCTCATATTTGTTAATGGTATTCTACAACCTCCAGGCGCATCTAACGCATACACTGCATTCTCAGACACAATACAATTTACAGAAGCACCTACGCTAGGGTCTGCATTCACAGGATTCTACGTTGGTAAGTTGAGACAGTTGGATGACATCTCATTCGACTTCGACTCATTAAGACAGTCCTTTAACCTCAAGCGTAACGGAGTATTCTACTCCTTGACACTGACAGAAGGTGTCCAGTCTACGGTTATACGTCCAGAAAACAATATCATCGTTTCGCTTAATGGTGTTATACAGGAACCTGGAATCGGATTTGAGATTGTTGGTTCACGAATAATCTTCTCTGAAATACCTCGTGTTGGATCTACATTCGTTGCATTCTCTTACGTGGGTAGTGAAGCAGACGTTGACGCTGCTGAAGTTGTCCCACCAATCGAGCCAGGCGACGTTATTGACATCCAAGGTGAGACTTCAGATAGAGAAGTTGCTGTTATTGAATCTTCTAACTCCTTAATCACCTTTGACTATCTCGGATCAGTCTTTGGTAAGGACGCAGTTGGTGCAGCAACAGTCACAAGCGGCACCATTGATTCAGTCCAAGTCACTGCTGTTGGATCTGGTTACACAACTAGACCGACTGTAAGGGTTGACTCGATCTCTGGATTCGACGCACAAATTAAGGCACTCGTAGGGGTTGGTGAGTGTGTAATTTCCAACCAAGGTTCTGGATATTCAAATCCTGGAATTGACGTTGAAACTTCTGTCCCAGACGACTGGACTGCTCCAGATCTAAGTCTATATGGTGAAGAAGTAATTGACCCTGAGATTCTTCCATAAATAACTAAAAATTGTAAGGTAAATGGCTAAACAAACGCTAGGTCTAGGATCTGCCGCTAACGATAATACGGGTGATACCCTTCGAGTCGGTGGTGATAAGATTAACGACAATTTTAACGAAATCTATACAGGTATTGGTAACGGCACTACTTTATCAGTGAGTGTTACCAATGCTGCTGTAGGACAGGTATTGCGATATAATGGATCAACTTTCTTACCGTCTGACTACACCAACCTCACTGCTGGTTTGGATGTTAACGGCAATAGTATTGTTTCTTCAAGTAATGGAAATATTAACATTGCTCCGAATGGCACAGGTAATTTAACTTTAGGTGTTGGTGGTGTAACAAATACATTTACTGGTGCAGATGGGACAATAGATTTACCGACGAAAGTAAAATATAAGAATGAGTTTGCTAACCTAGGTGCTGCACCTGCTGCTGCAACCTATACTGGATACTTCTTTACAGTTGATGGTGACGATAATCCATATGTTAATATTAACATCACTGCTGGTGGTGTTGGAGATACTAGAGCAAAACTATTAACACAGTATTCAGGTGTTAATGATTTGGTTGACGTTGATACAAATACTGCTGCTCCTACAAACGGACAAGTTTTAAAGTGGAGTACTAGTGGAAGTAAATGGGCACCTGCTGATGATGATTCAGGTATTTCATCACTTAACCTCTGGGCATCAGTTGCTGGTGACACAGGATCAACTACTGCCAATACACAATCTGATACTTTAACGATTGCTGGTGGCACAAACATTACAACTGCTGTAAGTGGAGATACGTTAACCGTTAATTTCTCTGGTACTTTAACCACAACGTTTGCTGCTTTAACAGACACCGATATTAGCGGTCTGACACAGGGTGATTCATTATTCTATAACGGTACAAACTGGGTACCAACTCGTAGTCCGATTACTTGGTGGGAATTGAATGCTGATGGTGCAGACCATTATACAGTTGCTGGACCTGGATTTACAGGGACGGTAAATGATCCAACATTATATGTCCATAGAGGACAAACATATGCCTTTGATAATTCAGTGCAGGGTGCAGGACATCCTTTCAGAATTCAAAGCACACAAGGTTTAGCTGGCACTCCATATACTACTGGACAAAGTGGTAGTGGAATTACAGTTTTATATTGGACTGTCCCAATGGATGCTCCAACAACTCTATATTACCAATGCACACTACATGCATTGATGAACGGTCAAATTAACGTAGTAACTTAATAAATGGCGAGGACTATACCGGGTTCTGGTGCTTCCATCAAACCAATCTTTAATGAAGTATTTGGTGTAAGAGCAGTTGAAGTTTTGGAAGGAGGTCAGGAGTATACTTCTACTGATCCACCAAGACTTACTATTACAGGCTGTGGCACCCCAACCGAAGAAGCATTACTATATCCTATCATTGATGACGATTCAGGTAGGATTGTCCATGTACGGGTTTTAGCGTCTGGTAGAGGGTACGATCCATTAAGACTTAATATTTTACCACTATCTGATACTCCTAATGTTATTACATCATTTGATGTCAAGAGAATATGGCAGAAGAATCCTAATAGCACAACAGAAGCTACCTTCTCAGGAGCAACAGACAGACTAACTATTGTCTCAGACAATCATCCAAAACCTGCTGACTATGGCACAGAAAGAGCACCAGGTGGTGGACCTTTAGTAGATAGAAATTTCAATCAACAATTTGTATACCGAGGCGGTAAAGATGTACCTGCTGAGGAACCAAGACCAGACCAAAAGAATAAGGTTTTAGGTCTTTTAGCAAATGGAGTGCAACTCCATACCCCTGAGTGGGGTCAAGGTCATGCTGATGTCCCTGTAGGATTCAGTCTTGATACAGTAAAGTCTAATTTTATTAAAGATAATGATGTATATGATGGTGTAGTTAATAGTAATGTCTATCATTACCAGTCAAGTAAGTTAATTAATCACCTAGCACTGAAAAATGGACCATTACAAAATGGTTTTCAAAGAGTATTCACTTGGAATATTAAAGTAGAATTCGATAATATAATGATTCCTGTAGGTAATGTCAGTGAGACATTAGGTGCAGTTGAAGTTGGTAGGACAGTTGAGCAAGTTGGTGGTAATGCAATAGGTGAAGTTGCTAAGGTTGTTAGAAATGGATCTGGAATAGTCCAAAGGATCTATATCAGACAGGTATCTGGTACATTTGCTAACAATGATGCTTTATTGGGTGCTAATGGTTTCCAAATGACCATTAATAATGACCCTACTACAATACCTAATGGTATTTTCTATATTAATTTTGGACCAGATGCTGCTGAATTCGGATCATTCGATGTAAACGGGTGGTATTTTGCTCCAGAGGATATTAAAGTCCAAGCAAATTATTTGATTATTTGGAATCAGTCTGATACATCTAATGGTATAACTGCAACACATCAGCATGGTCATCCAATGCAATTCAGTACCACACAAGATGGTCTACTGAATGGTGGTGCATTATACACAAATACAAGTGGTGCTAGTGGTGGTTGGGCAACTGACTACGAAAATGAGTTTGCTCCACTCTTCTTAATGAATAGTGATGAAACAAATCGCATTTATTATTACTGTAAGTATCACCGATACATGTCTGGACATTCTGGTGATGAAGGTTATATAACATTTGATAATACTCCAGATACTGATCCACTATTAAACAACTATTACATTACAGATTTCTTTGCTACTGGACCCGATTATGCCAGACATGCAAATGGTCACTCTAAGATCTTGGGTATGTCCTATGATGGTTATCCAATTTACGGTCCTTGGGGATATAATGCTAGTGGCACAGTTGCTAGAGAGGTATCAGGATATCGATTAAAGACAGGTACTGAGATCGATGGTACTAGACCTGCTGTTGTTACAGCATCCACAGTAACACAAACTATTACCGTAGCTAGTGGCAAATTCTATGTCGGTGGTAGTCAAGTAGAATTTATTAACCTCTTTAGAGGTAAGACATACGTTTTCAATCAGGATTCTGCTACTAATGATAGTAACTTCCTGTTGTTAAGCACACAAGAAAATGGTTGGCAAGCAGCTGGCACACCTAATGGTGATACTTCAATCTTACATACCGATGGTGTTGTATATAAGTTAGAAGGTGTTGTTAAGACATATACAGAATATATCTCTGGTTTTAATGCTGCAACCTCAAGGACTTTAACATTTACTCCCAGAACAGACGCACCTAGACTACTCTATACATTCTCATATTCAACATCGGATATGGGATTCAGATTAGTCCAAGATGGTTACTTAATGGGTGACCTAACTCAAGACTATATTTGGGATGCAGCAGTTTCTGGTGCAACTCTTGACAAGTTTAATGGTAAGTTTGGTGTAACTCCTGAGTATCCAAATGGCACATATGCATACTTTATGGCAGAGGATGGTTCAGGTAACCCTGTTTATCCTTATGTAATTGGACCTCAGTACAGAGGAGTACCTACATTTGAAGGTGATACTTTAGGATCTATTCCTACTGAATTCCCTGGTGGTGCAGAAGGTGAAGTTGTATTGGGTACAGGTGCTGATGCTGGTAAGGTTTCATATATCAAGATGGATAAGTTTGGTGATGGTTACTTTGGCACAGCAGAAGCGAAGATTTTAGGTGGTGGAGGTACTGGTGCTACTGCAACTCCTACCGTCCAAACTATTACAGGTCTTGCACTATTAAATCCAGGTAGAAGTTTTGCTACTCCTCCTACTCTAATTGTTGAAGGTGGTGGTGGACAAAACGCTAAAGGTGCTGCAAAGATTG